AAAAAACTAAAGTGTTATTTGGTGCTAGAAAAGAAGTTGATATAAATGCAAATGGAACATCTGGCTATATTGTTAAACACGGTGCCAATAAAGGTAAAGTGTTAGCACACAATATAACCAAGTCCACAAATAATTGGTAAATAAAAAAAGAGCCGGGTTTATTTTTAAGCTCGGCTCTTATTTTTTCCAGCAAATGTATCTGTTTGTGAATGACAATTAGGACAAAGAATTTGTAAGTTATCTAACTTATGATTGTAACAATCGCCATCTATATGGTCTAAGTGACACTTTAATTCTTTTCCATTCCAATTATCTATTCCACATTTCTCACATTTATTTTCTTTTATGCCAGCTTGAAATAATCTATGTTTTAATTTGTAAGTATGGTATTGAGGGTGTTTACCTTTTAAAACATCATCTAATAAAACTGTTCTTGGTTTATTTTTCTTTATACCTTTACCAGATTGATTTGTATTATAACAACCTAGTTTTACTGCTTTGTCTTTAAATGTATTAAAGTGTAAACCTAATTGAGAACAGGCTGCTCTCATTGAAGACGCTTCATTACATACTTTTCTAAAGTGTTGTTCATCTATTTTAATCATATAAGTATTTATAACACATATAAGTCTGATACGCCTATGTGTTTACATATATTTGGTGCGGCCGGCCGGACTCGAACCGGCACGCCATAAGGCACAGCATTTTAAGTGCTGGGTGTCTACCTATTCCACCACGGCCGCTTCATTTACATCTTTTCATCAAAGACTGAATTACGGTCAGGTGTTAAAAAGTTTTGACGAGGTACATAACCAGTAGGCACTTCTTCGTGTACAGGTTTAGCCGCATTTTCAGATGCCCCCCGAGGTGGATGTAATACAGGTTCATCTTCTTCAAATGGTACAATATCAACGACACCATCAAATTCGTAACCTGATACTTTCAAAAACAATTCAAATGCACGACACATTTCTGAAATTGTAGCATCTTCATCTACGGTGATTTCTGCCGTATAATGTGGGCAGTCCTCAAATGTATGAGAATAATAGTGTTTAGTAAATGTACTACCTTTTTTAGTTTCCATTTTTCTTTCCTTTAAATAGAGCTGGTTGTTTTTGTCTTTTCTTCAAACTTAGATTAATAATTGATATGCACTTTTTCTTCATATCAAATTTCAATTCATCACCAACTTTCCATTCTAATTCTTCCATCATTTCGTCTGGAATTTGTAGAAGTTGGTCACCTGTTTTTTCATCATCAATGACATCACAAGTATAAACTTTATTCGTAATTGTCTTTGACATTACCTCGTTCCTTTTCAATGTTCATATAAAACTCATCAATGCCATATTGTTTTTGCATTTCCCGTTTTTCAGGTGATGCGTACTGATTTAGTTCAAAGACACGACAATGAGTGTCCATCATTTTTTCAGAATGACCAATTAGAAGATTTGCAAAACCAGAAAGTGTGGTATGTACATCATCTTCCGTTTGTTTCCAAGTACCATCATATACCATATCAGCATAGTTCTGAATGATAGTGGCAAAACTATGAAGTTCCATAATTTCATTTTCCACATCAAATCGTGTTTTTTCAAATAATGCGGCCATTTTTTTCTCCTCTTAGAAATTGGCCTGCCGTGAGGGATTCGAACCCCCGACCCACAGCTTAGAAGGCTGTTGCTCTATCCAGCTGAGCTAACGGCAGATTTTTTATAAACATTAAAAGATACCGGCCAGACTTTGCCGTTTTTATCTTTCTCAGTTAAAACTTTAATTTTGATTTTGCGTACTTGATTATTGTACTCTTTTATTGTTTGATAATACTGATATGGAATATTTCGAAATCCATAAGTGTGTAGAATATAATCACCTACTAATCGTAGTTGATTTTCCTTGGACAGATTGTACTGAAGTTCACGGTTTTTCCACCGATTGGTGCGATTAACATAGGCCACTTAAACTTTCTCCTCTAAAAATGGCAAATGGTCGGAGATGTTGGATTCGAACCAACGACCCTCTGGTCCCAAACCAGATGCGCTACCAGGCTGCGCTAATCTCCGTATGAATTCTTATTATAGATTGGTTGTATTAGATTGTCAAGCCTTATTTAGCTTTTTCCCAACCGACCATAGCACAATTATATTTTGTGCCATTGACGATTACATAATCACCAACAGATGTTGAACGGTGACCCCACTCAACACCATCTTTAACAACAAGAGGTTTTACAACTTCAACATTTTCTGAATAGTCAGAATTGTTAAAAGTTTCTCCTTTAAATTCAAAAGTAGGACCTTTTGACCAAGAGCCTTCAATGTTGTTAGTCTTGCGAAACACAATTTCAAGTGCCTCGTTTACAGGAACATCATCAGCGATATTTACATTCGCAATATGTGAGGCGCTTTTTTCAAACGCCTTGTGATATACTTCATAAATCATAATATAGTCCTTTTCTCAATTAAGACAGGTACAAAGGACCTGTCCAGTTAATATAAAAATTGCCTTCAAGTACATTGCCTCGAGCTTTGTTCAAAGCAGGCGCTCTCCATCCAGCAGGTTTCAAAATGTCACCAACTTTAAAACCCATTGCTTTAGTTTTATCAGTAAGTTTTTTGATAACAAAAGCGTGAACAGCATTTTCACGGATAATTTTGATATAATTTTGACCTGGTTGTACAGAACAATTTTTCTCAAAGTTTGCTAAAGTTTCATCATAGTAACTTGAGCCTTCAGCACGGCCTTTTTCAGTCCATTTTGCATAGTCAAGTTTTGAACCTTCAATTAAGTTCTTAACGCCTTCATCTAAGGTCTTTGCAGTTTTTGTAACTTGGATTGTCATAATTTAAGTCCTTTCTTTAGTGTATGTGTATATTTTACCATAGTTATTTTTGTTTGGCAACAGCTTTTTTCACTTTTTTATGAATTATTTTCACTTAACGCCAGGATTGTACCAATCATCATCAATCCTAGACCAATAAATCCAATTAAAAGTGTTTCAGATAGTGAATTTGCGTATTCCATACACTTTCCGTCACAATCTCCGCCTGAACCAGCGGCTAATGTGATGCCTGTTAAGATTAAAATTGAAGAAATTATCATTTTCATAGTGTTTCCTTTCTTTTGTTAACTTATACATCTATCCTATACCATATAAATACAACTGGCAAGCGCTTTTTTTAAAAAAATCATAAAAAAAAGACAGTAAAATCAACGATTTATGAAATATTTTGTTCTACTTTTGTTCTTTTTTCTTATTTCCTGCTCAGGAGTAAGAGAAAATTGTAAAATTTCGCCAGATTTAGAGCGAATCGGCGAATCAGCCTTAGAAAATAGAGAAAATTTATCAGAAACCGAGTTAAGAGCTATGAAAGCTGCTTGTAATTTTTAGATAAATAGTAAAAAAACAAAAATAAGGAGTTTTTCGTGTCAAGTTGTCAAAATTGCGGTCATAATTGTCATTGTGGTAACACTTGCAAACAAGAAGTTGTTAGTGAGTTTGGAGAAAAGTATGAAATTGAGTGTTGTAAGCATTGCAGATGCGAAAAAGTCAGACAATCAGAAATAGAAGCCGGCTTTAACGGTGCATAGAAAGGTCTTATGGCAAAAATGCGATTATTTAAATTTTGGAATGAAGCTGGTGATGAAAAAGAGAAAGAAGCAATAAGTTTAAAGAAGGCTATCAGGTCAGTACAATCAGAATTCAAAGATAGAATGATTAGTGTTGAGTATGTTAGCAAAAGAGGTGTAGAAATGTGTCATTCAGTTTTAATACCTATCGGTAGAAAATTAAAAGAAGCATTAATACAAGAAAGAAGACGGGAAGCGCTAAAGGCTAAACAGGCTAATAGATAGATGAATGGAAAGTTTATTATTCTTAAAGATAAGAAAATATTAAAGTTTGAGAATTTTGACGATATACCAATGTCGTTCAATCATATCATATCTTTTGAACCTAATTATCCTGAACCACCACATACTGAGGAACAACACGAAGAAATGGCAACTTATCAATCAAAACTAGAGGAGTTATTAAATCGTGCCAGCGGTAACTAGAGTAGGTGACGCAGATGTGGCTCATTGTTCAGGAATGACAAGGGCTGTAGGTTCACCCAATGTATTTGTAAATGGTATAGCAGTATCTCGTCAAGGAGATAATAACACAGGTCATTTACTGCCTGGCGCACCGTGTCCATCTCACTCAGCTCCAATAGCTGTAGGTTCTACAACTGTGTTTATAAATGGCAAAGGTTGTGGTAGAGTAGGTGACGCAATATCAGGTTGTACTAGCGTTGCAGCTGGTTCACCAAATGTTTTTGCAGGTTAATTTCTAAAAGGTGTATAAATATTACCGTTATGGCAAGTTATGACGCATCAAGCACAAATAAAAGTAAAAAGAGTGTAAGGACTTATAAAGACTTAGACTTAGATTTCACTCGTCATCCAGTTACAAATGATGTTGTTAAAATTGAAGATGTTGACGCAGTTAAAAGAAGTGTTAGAAACTTAATCAATACAAATTTTTATGAAAGACCTTTTCATCCTGAATTAGGTTGTGGTGTAAGAGAATTATTATTTGAAAACTTTAGTCCTTTGACAGGCATTTTCATTAGAAGAAAAGTACAAGAAGTTTTAGACAATTATGAACCGAGAGCTAGAGTTTCTGGCATCTCAGTTAACGAACAACCAGATAGAAACGCAATTGATGTACAAGTTAATTTTTATGTACTTAATTTACCAAATCCTGTTTCTGTCACAACTACATTGCAAAGAATTAGGTAAATAAATGGCATCAAATAAACTTACAGTATCAGAATTCGACTTTGATAATGTCAAAGCAAATCTTAAAACATTTTTACAAGGTCAATCAGAATTTCAGGACTATGATTTTGAAGGTTCTGGTTTTGCCGTTCTTTTAGATATTCTTGCTTATAACACCCACTACCTAGGATTTAACGCCAATATGTTGGCAAATGAAATGTACTTAGATAGTGCAGATATAAGAAAAAATATTGTTTCATTAGC